AAAATCCTTATAACTATAATTTGTATTTAAGAGATTTCCTACAGCATCATAAATAAAATATTCAATATAATCATTTTGTTGACCAAAATCTTCTTGAATTCTTTGTGATGTTAATAATCTCACATCAGTATCATCATAACGAGATACTTCTTGTGTATTTAAAATTGAACCTACTATTTTAATATTATCTGTCATTATTTTTTAGTCAAGTCATTTATTGTTTGTTGTGTTTCTAGTACTTGTTGTCTTAACGATGTAATTTCATCTAATAAAGCCTGTATATCATCTTGACTAATACTAACACCTAAGTAATCAGCTTCACGTTGTAAAATATATCTATGTGAATTTATATCTCCTTCTTTTGGAATTTGATAGAATAAATCTTCATATAATTGAAAGAAATCATCCACAGTAAAAGATAAAGTATCTTCAGTAGCCCCTTGATTTATCAATTGACTAAATTGAGTGTTAATTACCCTACCATAATCATCCTTATTAAATACAGTTTTCTGTACTGGTATTTGAGACATTATCTTATAACTTTAAAAATGTAATCTTTATCTGATATTACTACTTCTTTATTGTTGATTGTAGTTTTAATAAGTAATTTATAGTAACGTTCTGGTTCTAGTCCATTCATGTATACATCAAAATAGTTACTAGCACTGTCACAACTAATCTTAGTATATGATGTGTCGTAATCTACGACCATTTCTTCAGTATCCAAATCTTTTATTGCCCAATATGAAGAAGTAGGTAAAGCATAAGTATTACCATAACTTAATAGGGTTCTAAATGCTGTAGGTGCATATAACCCTCTAACAGCAACTCTAAAACGTTGAATTGAGTCCTGTTGATATTCTGATTTGTTATTGTTTATAACAGCTGCAAAATAACTAGATGTAACTACTGTTAATGAGCCTGTATTGTATGAAAAATCATTCCATCTAATTTCTAAACTTGGAGGATAAATTGTATGGGTGTTTGCTGAAAAATATTTTGTTTCAAATTTAGAAGCAGTAGTAAATTCTATTGAACTACTGTGTTTAAAAATAAAACCATTGTTTGATATTGCATTACTATACCAATCAGCAACAGTATTAGTTACTTTTATTTCAATATCTTTAGTTGAAATGTTAGTAAATGATTGGGATGAAGCATAGTTAGCATTAGTTAACCAAGTACCACCACCCATATTTGATCCAGTATAAGATCCTGTTACACCACCAGGAAAACTACCATTAGTCCATACTGTACTTCCTGATTGGTTTGTGTATTTCCAACTTACACCATCTGTTGTTGTAGGAACATTACCTAGTCTTCCTGTGCCTTGATCCCAATTAGCAGCTACTGGGTGTGTAAATAAAGTATAATTTAATGGGATTTCAGAAGCATTAGCTAAATATCCTTTAAGATAAGCATCATATGTACTACCAGATACCTTATTAAGAATTATATCATTAATTTGATCTGTAGGAAATTTTATTAATGCACGTGATACTTCACTGTTACCATCAATAGATTGAAAAGTACTAATTTCCAATATTTCATCAATACCCGTATTTAATGTTGGGTAGTATGAATATATAGTAGCACTTTTTTCAGGAAAAATTTTATATACCGCCATAATTAGTAATTACTACATATAAATATGGCAGTATATAATTTTGTTATGCTAACAATGCGTGATATTCTTTAAAATGTTTGATTCTATCAGCTAAACCAATAGTACCACCATTAACACGTTTAGTAATTTGTGTAACAACTGCATCAGTTGCACCACCATCTGCTAATTTATGTAAGCCATTTTTGCTAAAGAACCATGCTGCTGATAACAAAGCATATTTGTCTGCTACTACTGTTGGGTCTTTTGTTAAATCTTCATTAATTGATTTACCAAATGCTGTATAGTTATCTTTACCCGTTAACTGAATATATCCACGACCACAATACTTGGCACCATCACCAGACGTTTCAGGACCATTACCCATTCTATTGCCATATACTTTATTAGCAATCTTTTCTGGTTTGCGAGCATATTGGTTAGCTAGTGCTTCATTTGGAAAGTATTTTTTAAAAATACCCATTAAACCTTTAGCACTATAATTTAAGTTTTCCTTAGTTAAACGAAAACCACCAGATTCATGACCACATTGAGCTAAAAAGTGTGCTAAACGTAGTGGAGTGTTAATTTGGAATTTTTCCATAACACTAGGGATTTGTTCAATTACTTTATCAGGAACATGTCCTTTTAATTTGTCTAAATTCATACTTTATTATTTTTAATTTTTAACTTACTACTACTCTACCGTTTATATCAGTATCAGGGAATCTAATTTCAAATATAGCTGGGTCTAATGAAGGATAAACATTTCCATTTTTAGTAGCACCAGCAATATCATACCCATATTGAGAATGATCTCCTCCTTGTTTGTTTATTACTTCTAATTTTACAACAGATTGTACACCTTTAACTTGTAAAAGTTTTGATTGTATGTCTGATAAGGTGATTGGTTGATTTATTTGCCATTTATCTATATTAAAATGATCTTTTAATACTGCTATACAATTAGTTATTACATCTTTATTAGAATATCCACTTAATACAATAATATCAAAATTAAGTCCGATATTAATATAATAAGCATCTTTAATATTAATAGCATCTGTAACCATTCTATATTGATTTAGATAAGTTACTAAATTTTGTTTTAATGTTGGAGTTGCTGATGTTAATTGTTTATTTTTATTATAAGATAAAATATATAAATCCAAAGCTAATGGATTTGAAGGGTTTGTATGAGCTACAGTTTCTTGAGGATTTGTATTTAAATCTTGTGAAATATATGCTTTAGCTACAGTACCATAATCAGCAGGCATTGACATTGCTCTTACTATGTAATCATCTTTAGTTACAGCTCTTAATTGAGTTGAAAAAGCATATAGAGCATTTTGTCTAATTTCATCAGCAGTATCACCATCCCTACCACCAGAAGATGGATTTGGATTTGATGATACTATACTTTGCAATACAACATCATTTAATCCACCACCACCACCAGGAAATGTTACTCCAGTTGTATCTATGGTAGTTAAATCATTAGCAGGTACGTTTGATGTAATACTACCACCAACTAAGTATTTTACTGTTAGATCACCGTTAGGTACTAAACCATATTCTTGGGTAAAAAAAGTACCAGCTTCATTATAATTATTTGTTAATAATGAAATACCAGGTACAACACCAGCTTGAATATTAGATGGAGTTGGAATTATTTGAGTATCGGTTTTATTTGAAGATAATCCAGCTCCAAATTCTAATTCTAAAGTATTATCTGACAAAATTCTAGAAACAAAACGTCTAGGAGTGCTTTGTAGTTGTAATAAATAAGGTACTTGATCTGTATTATAAGATGGATTAGCTAATGGTTTAAATATAGATGTTTGAGCTAAATAAGGAACTTCATACCATTGATTGCTATCACTTCCAGTAACATTTAATATTTGTAATATATTAGTATCAGTAATAATTGCAGTGGTAAATTTTTGATTTGTTCCAACATTAATTGTGGTTTCTTTTATTTCTGCTGATATAGCAGGGACTGATTTTTTAAATAGATAATAGTCAGAGTTAACAAAAGTAATTTCAGTACTACCTGTATCTGTAAAATCTACTTGTTGTGTTGTTAAAAATTTAGTTCCAGTTGTTGTAGAAGTAAGAGATGTATTTGCTGGAACTATAGTTCCATAAGTAGTATAATCTGGGGTGTAAGTAACCCCTCCATTAGAAGAAGTAGAGGGAACTAATTGATATATGTCAACAATAGTATTTGAAGCATAAGATGCTTTAGGGCGATAACCCATCACATATGCTTGTGCATATAAATTTTCTTTTTCTTTAGCGTATAATAAGAAATTTTCTTGTACTTGAGTATCTAAATAAAATGACATAACATCACCAACGTAAGATGCCATTTCAATAAACAGATTACCTGGTGTGGCTTCTGTAAAGTCATTATAAGTTGTTGGGAAATAAGTTTTAGCGTACTGTTGTAATTCAGTTTTAAATGCACCAAAATCTTTATTTAAATATGATATATTTTTATCTTCGTTTGCCATTTTTATCTAAGTGTTTCAAATTGGATTGTTACTTGACCTGGGGTGTTGGATATAATAATTTTATAGTATACTGTTATGCTTATTTGATTATAATCAATATTTGGAACTACTTCTATTAATCCAATTTGTATTTCAGGTATGAATATACTAACAGCATCTACAATAATATTTATAATATTTTGTTGTAAGTCAGTAGTAATATTTTGAAATAATTGTTTTTTTATATCACATCCAAAAGTAGGATTCATTACTCTTTCACCTTTATTAGTAAGTAAAAGATTGATTAAATTAGATTTAATTTGATCCTTAGTAGTAAAAGTACTTGTAAAAGGTCCTTTAAAAGGTAGCGATACCCCAATAGCAATATTTCTACGTAAATCTAACGGATTTACACGTATTGTTTGAGGTAGTGGCATATTATCCTAAATTTCTTAATCCTGATTTATCCATTGGTGTCATGTTAGCAGCGGCATCAGCAATAAACGCAGCGAATGGATTTACCCTTTCACCAGTAGTTTCATCAACAGCATCAATTACTTTTAATTGTTGTTGAGGTTGTTGAAACCCAAAGGCTTCACCCATTTTACTACGTAATGATGATCTAACGTCTGGATTACCTGCTCCTGTCATTACATCAGCGCTAGTAAAACCTACTGTTCTACCTTCACGCAATGATTTTTTTTCTTGTTTGGCCATGTGCTCTTCAAGAATGTATGGTAACTCTTCATGAATAGCATCGATTACGGCTTCTTTAATTAGTCTTTTAAATGCTTTAGTGTTCATAATTATAAATATTTTATCCTTGTAAATTTCGTTGATCAATAACTAGTTTTAATTGATCTACTAAATCATTAGGATCTAGTGTAAATGAAAAATCGCTTTTTAATACCTCTACACCGTCACGATCAGTTGCTACGGCATAGCGGCGTTTGTTGCCTTTAACAACAAATGCTTGGTTTTGTTCTTCTTTAATTTTAAATTTAAATCCTTTATATGATGGAAATTGGTCTACATTATTGTATATAGATGAAGTAAGATCAGATAGTTGTTTACTATTTAATCCATCCAAATTAATATTTTTTAATTTTAATATCAACTCATTTAATTTATTTACTTCATTTTCTAATGCTATTGTAGCAACAGCTAATACCACATTTAATGCAGATACTAATTTATTAGCTTTTTCAATAGTATTAACAATCCTAGTAATTATATTAACGGGAATACCAATACCAGGAGGTACTGAGGTTGGGATTGGAATGGCAGATAAAACTGTTACAATAGCATTAAATATAGCTAGATATGTATTTATCTGGTTTAATATAGTTTGTAGATTTTGTAATTTACCAATACTGCTGTTAATTAAAGCAATAGTATTGTTTCTTAAATTAGTAGCAATAGTAGTAGTTTCGGGAGTGTTAGCTGTATCAATATAAGCATTTACTTGATCTACTAATTCTTCTAATTTTGATCTTTGAGATATAATAGAAGAAAGTTGATTAGCGATTTGTAATCCTATAATAGGGGCTAAAGTTTTTTTAGCATTTTTTATTACTTTTTTATTAAGATCTCTTTTTGATTGAGTGTCTCTAGCTTTATTTTTTGCTCGTTTTTCTTGCCTTTGTGCTTTTCTTTTTTTTCTATCTTCTTTAATTTTTTTATAAGGATCTAAATTAATATCATCTATATCCTTGTTTATTTTTGTTATATTAAGTTTAAAAGAATCTTGTTGTTTACTATAAGCTTCGTTTTCTGTTCTAACAGCTTCATCATATTGTTCTTTAGTAGTAATTTGACCTTGCTGGTATAATGTTTCTAATCTTTTTAGTTCATTCTCATGATTAATACCTGCTTGGCGTTCATCTTCAATTAATTGATTCTTTTCAATTTCTAATTCTCCTGCTTTATTTCTAATAACAGCAATAACTTTTTCTTTTGCTTGATCTTTTAATTGATCTCCAAAAGTTTTAATTATGGAAGAAGATGATATTGTTTTTAAAACATCAGGTGAAATAACAGATGATATATTAGATGTGTTAGACATTAAGCTGTAAAGTTTTGTTGTGATAATATTCCTTCTAAATCCTTTTCAATTCTATCAATTGAAGTACATAAACCTCTAGCAGCAGCTATTATATCAGTAGCTGGTGTTCCTTCAGGGCTGCCAATAGCACTTGCAATTCCTGTTCCAAATTCATGTAATGTATCCATCAAATTAAGTAATAAATCATGTAATTTACCACCCAATACTATATTTTCAGTTGGTAATTGGTTATTTACAGTACCTAAAAAAACTCTCCCTCCATTAAGATGTACTCTATCATCAGCATTTAAATTAATAATATTTTTAGTACTTATCTCAACATTTGTTTTAGCAAACAACATTACTTCATCCTTTTTAGAATTTAAAACAATTCTATCACTATTTAAAATAGCTTGAGAATTAAAGTATTTTGATGGATCAATAGGATTAGTAAGTGGATTTAATATTCCTGTTTTATCTGTTTGTAATGGTAGTTGTTGTGTTGATGTTAGATAAAGTGAAGAGTCATCTTTATTTATTTGTTCAACATAATAACTTTTCTTAGGATCAAATTTAAGTCCGTTTGTTATTATTGTAATAGGACTATCTTCTTTTCCTATACTACTCCATTCATTTGAATCACTATGTAATTTTGTTGTAGAACTAAATCTTATAGATCCACCTTGTCTGCCTTGTATTATATAATCACCTTCAAAAGGTAATAGTGATCTAACATTTGAATTTTCAACAAATGTAATACCTAGGTTAGCATCATAATTTGCTGGTTGGGCATTTTGTTGAACACTATTCCATAAATTTATAAGAGTATAATATGAAAAGGTAGAGGCAGGAGATTGTTGAGTGTCTGAGGATGGTAAATTTAAAATATTAACTAATTCACCCAATACAGGATAATTTGCTATTTGAGATGATAATGGTTTAGCAATACTACAACTATTCAAAAAAGCATCATCTGTACGCCCAGCAATACCAATTGATTCATTATAATTAATGTAAAAAATAGTTCCAATAGCATTAAAACCACCTACTTTTTCAAACATTGCTTTTGTAGGTGTATCTTTAGTTGTAACAATACCATATACTCTACCAGTAACTGGAGGAGGAATATTTGAGAAATTATTATTTCCAAATCCTTTATAAGAGTTTGCTGATCCAATAGTATACTTCATATTAGTTATTTATTGCAACAACAGGTGCTTGTTCTAATAGTTTTTTTCCTTGTTCTTGAACTTCTTTCTGTTCAGCTAACAAAGCTTCAATCTCACTCATATCAATAAGTTCGTTATTTGAATTATTACTAACAGCCACCGCACGTTGCGCGATAGCTGCCATTTTAATTAATTGTTCGTTATTTTTTACATTAACATCAATTAAATCTTTGACAGTAGGCATCAACATTGTTGCAGAACCCGCGTTAGCTGTCGCCATTGGTTTCATAGTATCAATGAAATCACCGATTTGTTTGTCGATATCTTTGTTATTCTTGTGTATTTGTTTGAACAGATCCGATAGAGACGTGCTACCGAATACTGTCACGTCATCAAAATTTGCCATAAATGCGTTTATCAATAAATATAAATAACTAAATCTTTATATGCCCGTGCTCGTAATATTCATTATATAGCTGAATATATATTAATTTAAGTTTTTTAATAATTTTAGTAATCTGAGGTGTTGATACGTCAGTAATTTCACGTATATAAATGTATAATGCTTTTTTATTAAATATTTCTAACGTTTCACGTTTGCGAAATAATTCAACAATAGCATCTGCTGTTTGAGCGTCTTGTTTTTTAGGAAATAATCTGAATAGGTGTTTATCTATATATCTAATATATTGATCCATGAATGTATTACCATCCAACATATTCTCAATGTTCTTATCATTTTCATATAACGACATCTGTTCTTCATCAGATTCATCTACATCAACTTTTTCTTGAAGTTTCTTGTAGTTATTTTCATTATATACAATAAGATAACGTTTGGCGATAGTACCAAAATAAGAGAATGCCTTACCCTTCTCAGGTTTATATAAGTGGAGTTTTTCGAGTAGGAATGTAATTACCTCGTGCTTTAATTCCTCAATAGTGTCAGTATCAGTATAATAGAACTTAAATGTATGAATAATGTTTTCGGACAATTTATAAAAACCATATTCAATACGGTCGTTATAAATGCGATTACGTTCAGCTTGATCAATACAAGCCAAATATTCTACAATAGCGTCTTCAGTATCTTGAGTGAAATAAATACGAGGTTCTTTTGGTTTACGCTTACGCGGTTTACCTCGTTTAGTAAGTGCTAATTTATCATCATCGGCGAAAATATCAGCACCGTAATTATCATAATATGACATAGTGATTTCCTAATTTTACTCCCAATGTATGGAAGGAAAGTTACGTAACCAAACTAGTTTCTAGAATTATTAAAATCACTTATGATGGTTTGGATTTCCTTTAAATTATTAAAGAATGTTCCTACCTCATCATCTGCTTCAAATGCGCCTTGAATATCTAATTCTCTTAATTTAGCATCTGAATTAGCAACTATAATACTAATAGCATCTACATATTGACGTTGTTCAATAACTGCTTTTTCAAGTGCAGCATTACGTCTAATTAATAAAATACCACCAACAATAGCTAATTCAATAATATGTACAATTAATAATGTTAACCACATAACTTATCGTCCCGCAAATTGGTTTGCAAATTCATCAGGTTCTAAAGCAACCATTTCACGTGTTTTTTCAATTTGTTCTTTTAATTCTTCAACAGATTCTAAAATAGTATCTTGTTGAATACCTCTGTTTACTTGAAATTGAACTTTAGTTACTAGAGCTTCTAGTTGTGTCAATTTATCTAATACGTTATTTTTGTATCTCATAATATATGTTTATATATAAATATATGTGCTTTCCCGTTCCCCAACCCTCCGCCGTTTTCCCCATTCTCCCCATTCCCTTTTTCCCAACCCGCGTAGGTGGAAGTTACGAAGGGGATTTTATACCTCCAAAGAAAAAGGGCATCTTTTTCAAGATACCCTACTTTCTATATTATATGTAAATTATTCTATACCTTTAGATCTGCTGATTTGGCTTGAGATACTTTGTAGTACTCTTTTTTTCTCTTCTGGGGTTTTAGCAGCCTTTAAATCTTTAATAAGAGCAATACCAATTGAACCACCAACACCAAGTATTGTAGCTAAAATTGGAAGAGCATCAGCCATTAAATTTTCACTTACTTCTTCGTTTTCGTCTAGTTTGTCTTTCTTGTCTTCGTCTTTAACTTTTTTCTTTTCAGACAATACAGCTTGTAATTGTTGACGAACCATTTCTTTTAATTCGTCTTTAGTCATTTTTTTCTTTTTAGATTCCATTTGGGTTATTTTTGGAGATTGTTTTAAAATACCTTTAGCTATTTGCAATTGTTTTGGTTCGTCAATAGTCACTTCAAAATATCCCTTAAATTCATTATCTACCATTTGATTGGTATTTAATTCAACATTTGCTTTTTCCATTTGATTAAGAAAAGCAGCTTTGTCTTCTAGTTTTATTTTGAATGTAGCCATTGTCTATAATAAATATATCAAACAGTAATAAGCCATCGCTCCCTTATATAGTCTTGTTGCTACACCCACCAATCCTTAGATACGTATATACGCACGTTTAGCAGTAAAATAATACCACATTGCATGTAATAGCATAAATCCCACAAATTGTAGTGGATTAACTCCAACGATATTAATATGATAGTGATGAAAACCAATTAGGATCATATGACCTAATAAAGTTAATAAGATATTAGTTAATTTCATTTGATATATATTTTTTACCTAGTTTTTCAATTATAACGCGCGCTTCATCAGATGATATTTGAAATCCCTCGCGATTAGGATTGACACGTTTACCACACATGGCAAGATATTCATGTATATCACGTTCTAACATGCGACCATCAGGACACTTATACGAAAATACGGGATACCACGGTGTAATAACACCAGTAGCGCTATTAATCTCACCCACACGCTGGTAGACGGTCGTGGTAGTAAATCCAATCTTACATATACCTGGCACTGATGGATTAACTAGAATATACACATATTCAGGTTTTTTAATAGTATCTGTGGGGTCTAATAAAGCGTGGCTATAGTATGTGATTTCTTCCCAACCTGGAGAATCAGGGATGGGGGTAAGAGTATAAGCGATTGCATGATGCATACTACGGTGAAGATCAAGCTCAGTATCCAGTTTACGATACTTTTTAGCTTCGTCGTGTGTTAAATATTCCATTATTTCCGAAGTTTAATTTGACCTAAATAACCTAATACTACTATCGGGAACATTAACCAACCTAAAAATATTCCACCGGCGAAATTGATTGATAAATCAAGTAATGTCATTCGGTGATTGTTTTCGTATTCGCGTATGCTTATAAAAGCAGCGATAAATATACCACTGAATAACATGTAAGATAAAAATATTGACATAACCTTTTATTTGTTTCGTTAAATATCCGACGGGGACTTTGCCTGAACAACAGATCCGCTGGCTATTGCGTGTTGCCATTCTTCAAGGGTTAAGCCGTACTCGGCGGATTGGGCTTGCTGTTGGCGCAACGCCGCTTCGATAAATGCTTCTTTCGTTAACATCATGCTATCCTGTATATACTTTGTCGACATAAAAAATTTTGTTAAAAGGTAGTTTTGCGATTTTGCAAAGTGGGTGTGAAGTGGATTAAATGGAAATGCAGGTATAAATATGGGGGATATGCGTATATACTGTCGGGGCGTAGAGATCGTGTGTCTGTTGAGAATACCCATAGCTTTTTTGTGCGCGACTACGCCCCGTCGATGGACCGCAATTATTATGGGAGCACTCCGTTATCAAACCGCTATCGGATCGCTATCATCTCGATCCCCTAGAATTCTTTTTTTCAGGCATGGTGCCCGACGAGCTATTGCCCGTCGCCCATTCCTATTTCATCCAATATGGCTTGCGCCTCGGCTTTGGTCACCCAACCATCACCATCAACATCGTATATGTTTCCTACATAGTACATATCATTCATGTTCATTAATTCGTTTACGTTCATACTTTATAATTTACCAGTTAATTTTAATTCGTTTATTTCCTCATTTACTTCATCCATTACTAGACGTCCAATCTCATCACCGATTTTATCTACTAACCCATCAATCGATTCATTATCGATCATTTTAGGATGTACTGTCTTTACTTTATTTAGACAGTAATATATGTCGTTTAATTCTTGTAATGTTAATTCCATACGTTTTAATTTTATCATGACGTGAATATACGTGTTGTGTTTTGCCTTAACTAATTATAGTTTAATACCTATACCTACATTAATTGAACTTACCTTACTAATCATTACTTCTACTCTACCTATAAATGATGTTCCTAAGTCATATTTAATACCTATTACACCATATGGAATAATTTTATTACGTAATACTACCTCAGGTGTTTCTATATATTGGGTATTAACTCCTGATATAGTAGCAATACCCCCACCAGGCATTCTTTGTGTTGTTGTATATGGAACTGATATTGATAATTTTTTTATTTCTACATTATAATATTTAGAGAATTGCACCCCACCCCCAAAGTATATTTTATCTTTTTCAGTAAATCCATCATCTGTATTAATGAATATACCGCAATTTTGACTTACTATACCTGCATTGAATTCTTTACTTTTACCATTAATGAAATTATTAACTTCATTCTGTGATCCATTTAATGATCCACTAGCTGAATATTGTATACCCCATTTACCAAAGTCAACCCATGCTCCCCCCAATGCAGTATTATAGTATTTACTTTCTTTAGTTATGGTTATTCCACCCATACTACCTATAGACTGTGCTTTACTTACTAATGTACCTACTGTTAATGCTAATACTAATAATGTTTTTTTCATACGTTTTAATTTTATACCGTGAATATACGTGTTTATTTCTGACCACCCCATTTCATCATTGCAACCGCTATTGTAGGTACACCTAATATGAACCCGTAGAACGTCCATGCGTTTATGAGTTCAGGACCATCAATCGGACCATCTGATCCCATACCGATTACTATTATTGCTACTGTTACTACCGCCCACATTGCTAATAACGCGGCACCTGTTTTACTTGCTATTTGTTTCATATCGTTTAATTTTATAACGTGAATATATGACCATTACTCCGCCTCGCTACGTTGAGGTACTGTTTCGTTATTAATCGCTCTAATACGTTTAGCAGCATATGTGTATTCATCTATATGTAGCTTCAGGCTACTCAGTAACTCACGTTTAGCGTCTGCTAATTTGAAGAACGTAGTGTGGTAATTATCAACGTTTTCTTTATGTGTGTTGATCACTACTATGTTACTGTAACATCCATCGTGCTCGATGTGGTATGCTTTTACTTTTTTCTGTTTCATATCTATTAATTGTGTAACGTGAATATACGAACCGAACTATGCCATGGCACGTTTCGGTGTATATTGAGCTTCCCAATATGCTATTACTGGTACCATATAAGCGTTGATTGCATCTACATACATTTTGGTTTCATCACTCGCCCAGTTAACACATACTGCTTCTCTGTAACTACGATTCCATTCGATCGAATCATCAATTGATGAGCCATGTTTAGTAAATGTTAATGAACCATGGAACCCATCATCGTCAACACTATAACCTAAATCACTAACGAACTGACATACTGTCCTTGTAATCATGTTCTTAATTTCTTTCTTATTCATATCATTTAATTTTATAACGTCAATATACGAGTGGGGCTATGCCCCACCTCACTAGAATGAAATATAATCAATGGCTTTTTCACCAATCGATTTACCATCCTTAGTAATTTCATAATCAGGATCCATACCTGATACCATGATGTGAGCTATTAAATCACCAATACAAGTAAATTCAGCTCCATAATAATCGCATTTCAAACTATACATACGTTTTAATTTTATAACGTGAATATATGAACGGAACATTGCCCTACAAGTGGACGCGTTGTACTACGTTGTGTAGACTCCCGAAGCGTACGTACTTACACCATTCGAACTCGGGTAATTTAGACGGTGGTTGTACGGTACGTTTAGGCTGCTCAACCCCATATTCCATGTTGATTGGTTCGCCAACGACTTTAACCCCAAATAGAAATTCTATTAATATGTTTATCATAATTCTAATTGTTTATTAATGGTTTGTTTGATCTTATCTAATGCTTCAAATACATCTTCAAGCAAATATATATTAGGATGAAACTCATCTACGAGTAAATCTAATTGCCTAATAAATTCCTTTAACTGTTTAGGATTACTTTCTTCAAATTGCGTCATACGTTTTAATTTTATACCGTGAAGGTATGAGTGGGGCTACGCCCCACCCACTTTAATTAAGCTACTACTTCAACTTGCTTCGCTGGACGACCACGCTTGATCGTTTCGCCAGCTGCGATTCTAGCTGCTTGAGCCGCTAATTTCGCTTGACGTGCTGAACCTTGACTAGCTGGTCTACCACGCTTTACTTCACCACCCGCTGCTACGCGAGCCGCTCTTGCTGCTAAACGCGCTTGACGAGCTGAATTACTTACTGTTGGACGACCTCTTTTACCTGTGTTTTTTACTGTTGTACTTTTTGACATAACCTTGATTTTATTGTTTTTATTATTTGTATATTGTAAATATCGGAACTGGACTTTGCCTAAACTAGTGAATAATTTAATCCACATTTAGTACCAGCATGAAATAGATCTGATATATCGAAGCTACCCTCGATGGTTAAGTTAAAATAAACCCACTGATCACCAATATTATCAGTTTCTTCTTTAGTAATTTCTACTCTACTTTCCATTTCTCTTTGCACATATTCAAATCTGTGCTTCATCATAACGCATTCTATTTTCATAACTATTAATTTTATACCGTAAATATATAAACGAAACGCTGCCTAATCTAATGTTGCTGTATACATTAATGTATTAATGATATGTTCAAATGCATCATATGTTTCGAAACCTGATCTACCTTCATATATATGAACTATGTCGAGCAATGTTTTTGCCTTGTGAAATTCAGTTTCTAAACTATTAGCCCATTCAGTAAATTCTTCATCTGATAGTAATGGATTGTCAGATTGAATTTCAATGTCGCCTTGTACTAATACGTCTTTTAATTGTTCAAATGTTATCATATCTATTAATTTTATAACATCAATGTACGAATAGAACTTGGACTATCTACGATTTGATTTGGGTCTGCCGCGCTTTCCCCCTGTACGAACACGAGTTGCTGCTTTAGCTGCTACACGACTTGCCACAACAGCGTCGCTTACTTTTGGACGGCCACGTTTACCTCCGGTGCTGGTCTTAACTATTGGTGTATTATTTGATTTGGGACGGCCACGTTTACCACCGCTGCGTTCTGATTTAGCTATTTTCTCGGCGTCACGTACTGCTTTGAGCGATGGGTCTAATGCTGGACGCCCACGTCGAGCCCCTTCGACCTTAACTTTAACTTTCTTACCGCGTTCTAGTGCTCGTTGAGCGATCGCTGCGTCTTTCTCTTCACGACGCTCCATTAAAGCCAACGTCGGTTTATGTTTTATTATTGCTGGATGTAGAATAACCTGATCTAAATCGTAGTGACGTACACCACCTCCCCCATCGCGTACCTCAAAACCTCCGTTTGGATAAAAAGGAGCGCCGGGTTCGTGTTGTTTAATTAAACTAAACACAACACCAGTTTCATAAAAAAACGGTGCGGGTAAAACCCTATCACCAGCATTCATTACGAGTAATTCAGGTTCAACGTCGATGTATGCGTTGTATGTGGATAAAACAGAACCACCTACAACAAAATCTTTTTCTATTACTTTCATATTTTTAATTGTTATGACGTAAATCTACGAAAAAAACTCTGACACACAATTACTTACCCCACCAGTCTTTAAGTTCTTTCTTAGCGTAGTCAACACTCAACGCAACAAAAATCACCAACAAAAACCACTTAATGACTTTCCATAACGCAACAAAAGGTTTGATGTTGAGTATCGATCCAATCCATACGATAAAAATAAACACGACTGTGAATGTCTTCCAAAATATTGATACTGGTTCCATAATTTTAATTTGTACCCAAATCTACATCCCTAATTCTGCCCCCAGAAAAAAAAATTTACTACAAAAATTAGTACTAAAAACATTAGTAAAAAACTAAATTGCTTAGTATATATTTTGTCGATAAAAAAGAGGTGGAGTGGCAAGAAAAAAAACTGGTCGGGTCGCAACACCCAATCCACCTACCACGATAACATGTCATATACTATCACACTAAGGATAGTAGTAAACAAAAAACTAACATTCGTAGTTCCCTACATTGTGTAGTTTTACATACGTTGCGACAAAAAAACTCGTGTTCGTTGTGATAAAAAAAGCGCGCTATCTACGCAGTAAATGCG